CTGCCGCCGCTGGCACTGGAGCCTGTGAGGCCGGGTTGCGCGCCGCCCGTATTGCCGGCCACGCCGTGCGTGTGGTTGACGATATTTTCGTACATAGATCCACCACCAGCGGGCAATTGCGCCCCGCTGGTCCCCTGTGCAGTTTGCAGGCTCACGCTGTGGGTGTGCGCGTTGGTGACATACGTCCCGACGCCGTGCGTATGAGACAGGTCTTTCGTCGCCGACCCACCGCTTGTGCCCGCCGCATAGGTAGTGCCTGCGCTCATCACGAACTTGTCACGCAGGTCTGGCGTGACTATTCCATTTTCGGTTTCCCCATTGCAGAGATGCCACCTCGTATCGGGCTGCCCGGTGTCACGGTTAATCGGGAAATGGCTGTTGGTGCCGCCAAAGGTGCCACTGAATGGGAGCACCATGCCCTTAATGAATCCGGTCGCCGTTCCCGCCAGCTTGACCGCCGTGATGCCGCCATTCTTGACTTGCAGCGCGCCGTTACTGATCTCGATGGTGGAATCATCCACCTCCACCGCCAACGCCGCCCCCCCGCCCCCGCTGAGGCCATCGCCTGCCACAGTCGCGGCCAGCGCGTCTGCCACAATCCCCGCATCGCCCACATACGCCCGCTCATCGGTGATGGTGATGGCCCCGGCGGTCGTGATGGATACCTGAGCGAGCGAGACCTCCCACGTCGTGCCATCGATTTGCGTCAACGCGGGAGCGGCCCCGCCCTCGACACCTGCCAGCCTCTCTGCCGTGATCGTCTGCGGGTTGCCCGTGTAATCCAGCCTGAGCACGATCCGATCGATCCGCGTGGCCGCGCTGGGCGTGGGGATGACAATATCTTTGACGGCATCATTCCAATACCTGCGGCCGTTGACGATGGCGTCCCCCGTGTCCACCGAGACCGGCGACGTAGCGCCCGTCACCTCCAGCGTGTTGCGCCCAAACGGGTTGGCGCGCAACACGGATTGCGTGGCCGGGTCATAGCCCAACGCGGCCAATAGCGCCGTCAGGGTGTCATCAAACTGCGCTAACGTATAGTCAACGGCTTCCACCGGCACAACATGCTCTGTCATGATCTATCTCCCACTCTGATAAAAGAGGGTGAATACGAACCGGATCGACCCCGATGTGGCCGAAGTCATTTTGCAGTGGATGGCGTTCACGCCCCGCACCAGCGGCCAGAACTCGCCCTCGGTCAGCTCGATCACGCTGTTGGTACTCCCATCGGTTGCGTCGTACCACTCCACCGTGGCCGCCGCCATGTCGATGGTCACATAGTCGCCCGCGTCCAGCGTGACGCCCGCGCCATACGCCAACGACAGCGTTTTGCCGGTCGTGTCGTTGGTGATCTCGATGTTATCGCCCGGCCCGGCGATCCGAATCGTCGGCCAGGTCTCCACGTCGCCAGTGTTGTTCGGATACACATAGCTATCGATGGTCGTGCTTGGGAACTGCACCGGGAACTGCACCGGGAACTGGATGCCGCCGTCGCCCTGGAGCGCCAACGTTTCCGTGCGCTTTGTCGGGTCGTAAAACCAGGGCAGCGGAGCCCAAAACGACAGGATCACCGTGCTGTTGAACGGGCCGATCTCCTCCGGGTCGGGACACTCGACCATCCAGCAGTCAATGGCTCGCGTCACGTTGTTGCCGGTATCCTGCACGGTCAGCGTCCCCAGTGAGGCCACGTTTTTATAGAGCGACAGGTTGCGGGCCAGCGACCGCTTCCAGGCCAACAACGCGTCATGCGAGCTTTTCGACACGTCCAGCGCCACCCGCATGGTGCGCGGTCCGGTGTAGACTCCCTGCACGTCCACGCCGTCCTGGTAGGGCACCCGCTGCGTTGCGATGTCCGGCCGCAACACGCCGAACCCGCGCAGCCCATTCCAGACGAGCGAAGCCGTAATATCGTCGTTGAGGACATAGGAAATGCCGTTGGGGTCCGTGTACGTTAGCCGTCTCATGCCGCCCCCATGCGCAATTGCCACTCCAGGTCAGCGGCAATCTGCTCGATGTTGGGGTCCGTCGCCCCCGGCCGCTGATCGTTATAGGTGACCGATACGGGCGCGGCAAACCTCTCCAGCAGCGCGTCCAGCCTGTCGCGAATCTCCCCCAGCACGCCGCTCTCTCCCGCGCCAGAATATCCGCTGGCGGCAGGCGTCGCCCTCGCCGACTCGAACGGCAGCAGGCTCGTCGATCCGTACGCCGAGGCCGCAAACGCCGGGCTGCTGGAGTTGCGGGCCTCGCGCAACATGGCCCCGGAAAGGCCCTTCACGGCCGCTGCGACCTCTGGCGCGGCAGCCAGTAGCCCGCCTGCAAGCCCCGCGCCAGAGGCTAACCCCACCTCTCGGAACGCCTTGGACGGCGAGCTGATGCCCAGGACCCCTTTGGCCGCGTCCAGGGCCGCACGGGCCGCATTGCGTGCCGCGTCTTTGATCGCGCCCACGCCCGCCGAGATCCCGTTTTTGATCCCATCGATTACGCCCCGGCCAATCGCGCCCCAGTCCGTGTTACGCCAGAGGTCCAGGATGTTCCCGATGACCAGGCCGACCAGCTCCTTGATCAGCTCGAACTTTGTCCGGAACACCTCCCACACGTTGGACAGGAATGTCTCGGCGATCTCACGCAGTTTCGCGCCGAACCCGTACCAGTCGCCCTCCAGCGCCAGCCGGAACGCCTCAAAGATGCCGCTGATCAGGTCGGTGAAGGTTTTCCAGAGCAACTGGACGTACTCCCAGAAAATGCGGATGATACCGAGCACATCCTCGCCCCATTTGGCCCACCACCCGCGCAACGCCTCCAGGAACGTCGAAACCGCCGTCCGAATCCAGGTGATGGCCCCCTGGAACGCGGCGGTTACCGTGGCCCACAGGTTCTGCACCGTCGAGGTCGTCTCGTCGCCATGCCGCGCCCACAAGTTGCGCACCCACTCCAGCGCGTCGCCGATCGCCGTGCGCAACCAATCGAGTGACGTGGTGAACACGTTTTTGATCCAGTCCCACATGGCCGCGAGTGACGCCATGATCTGCTCGCCGTGGTCGGCCCAAAACGTGCGGATCGCCTCGATCGCGCCCGTGACAAACGGCGTGAGCCAGTCGATCACGGCCTGCGTCTTTTCCTGGATGCCGCCCCAGTTCTCGCTCCAGGCAGCTGCCAGCAGGCCCACCGCGCCGATGATCAGCGTGACCGGATTCGCCAGCGCCGCAATCGCGCCGCCGATCGCGGCGATCCCCGACGCGATGGCCGCGCCTGCCAGCACCGCGCCGATGGCGATCAGCGCGGCCTTGAACGCCTCTGAGTGCTCCGAGATAAACGCACCCGCCTGTTTGGCAAACTCACGAATCGCGCCGACGATCTCCATGATCCGCGTCGCTGTCTCCGCCCCGAAAAGCGCCTCCATCCCGCCTTGCACGTCTCCGGCCAACATCTGGCCCAGCGCACCCGCGACGGCCTCGATAGCGGGCGTGACATGCGTTTCAAACAGCTCCACGAGCTGCGGGCCATACGTCTGCACCAGCTGGCCAATCGGCGTCAGGATGGCCTGCAACGCGGGGATCAGCGCCATGCCGACGTTGTCCTTGATGTTGGCAAAGGTGACGCCCAGCGCGGCCCACGACTGGGCCGCTGTCCCGGCCACGTCCGGCATGCTGGCCGTATTCTCGGCGAGCTTTTCGAGCACCACGTCCATCATGCCCGCCTGAATCTGCGCCTTGGTCAGCGCGGCCTCCTCGACGCCAAACATCTCCGCCGCGCGCGCGGTGGCGTCCGAAAGCGCCACCTGGATGCCCAGGTTGTCCAAAATCATCGGACTGAGGCGTCCCACGCCTTTTACCAGGCTATCGATCATAAAGCCCATGTCCTGGCCGGTGGACGCGGATACTTTCGACAGGTAGCCCATCGCGTCAGGTAGCTGGTCGGCGAACGTCTGGCTCACGAGCTGCGCGGCCTGGTTGTAGGACATCATCAGGTCAGCGTCCTTGACCATGCCCAGGCTGCCCTCGCGTAGCTTTGCCAGCGCCGCGTCAGCGTCGCCCGTCAGACCCTGGAACGCGTCGCGCACACCCTGAATCGGGAGCGCGTCGATCGCCAGCTTGCCCATGCCCGCGCCCAACGCGGTCACCGCGCCTGCTGCACCAGCAAACGCGGCAATCCCTACTTTGCCCAAATCCTTTATGACACTCTGGACACTTGCGCTAGACTTGCCTACATCTCGCAGCTCGCCTTTGATACTTTGTGCGGTTTTCGATACCTCATCCGTAAGTGAGAGGATCAACTCTAGCTCGGCCTTGCTCGCCATTTACTCGATCTCCGACAGGTCTACGTCCTCAGCGTACCGATAGCCGCGCGCGGTGGCTCTGCGCCTGCGCGCCTTTTCCCTGCGCGCCCGCTGCGCCTCCACCTCGCTCTCGGCTCGGATGCGGATCAGTAGTTCGACCACAAAATCCGGGTCCATCCGACTCACCTGCTCCGGCGTCCAGTGATACCGCTCGGCCAGGATCACCAGCACATCATTCGACCCGACTGACTCTCCCGCGCCCAGCCTGTTGTTGAGCGCTCGTTTCCAGCGTGCTAGGAGCCAGTCGGAGTAGGAAAACTTGGGTCGGGCGACTCCCGCGGCGCGTTGCGTTTGCCGATCTCCTCCACCACCAGCTCCACCAGCGGCTCGTCTGGGTCTAGGCGCGAGATGTTGGCCCTGGTGCAGGGATAGCCCTCAAACGCAGGCCCCTCCCACGCCACGATGTTGTGCCGCAACAGCGCCATGCGATAGGAACCCAGCCCGGCCAGCCCCGTGGCCTCCGTGCCGTCCGTGGTGGCCTTGATCTCGTCTTGCACGGCCGCCCGCGTGCCAACGTCCATCTTGGCTTTGATGTAGATGGTGTTTTCGCCCAGGGTCACCGCGACTTTGTCATTCGGGTTGATGAACATACCTACCTCCTACAGTGCGTCTCGGTCATTTTGGACCTTGACGGCGAAATCATAGCCCGCCGAACTGTCGTACTCGCTCAGGATGGTCAGCTCGACGGTGCGGTTGGAGCCCTCGAACTCGCCCCACTCGAACCCGTCCATCGGGCCGTAGATGTCGAACTCGACGTAGTGATGGAACCCGGCCTCGATCAGCGGCCCGTTAAAGCGCACGCGCGTTTTCAGCACCGTGGCCGCGACCCACTGGTTGTACTGGGTCAAATCGGGCACCTCCAGCGTCAGCTTGAGCTCCGCGTGCCGCTTGGCGCGCCCGTGCGTGACGAAATCCAGGTCACCCGTAGGACCGGCTGCCAGCCATTTGCGGGTCACGCCGCTGGGAATGGTGACCTCTGCGCCGATCACCCGACCCGTGATCTCTGTGGTGCCGATGGTGGCCGTGTCGATCCAGAGCTGCATGGCGCTGGGCATCAGCAGGGGGGCAGAAAGCATGGAAGGCACGACGCCCGGCGCGGTTTTGGAGGGAAAGCGCCCCTGCCCGCTGATAGACATCGTCACGCCATCCGTCCCGCCCGCATCCGCCGTGATGGTCAGCTCATCCAGCATGCAATAGTCCGCCTGAAACGCCTGCACGTTGGGGTCGCCCCAGTACAGCGTCAACGAGTCCAGATCGTCGGCGTCCATCGTCGGGACAAACGTCCAGAGCCGGGAGTTGGTCGCGCCGTCCGGCGTGGTCACATCTGCGCCGCTGCCGCCGCTCAGGTATGTGGTATCCATCGCGGTCACCACACCAGTGCCGTTGTTGGACGCGGCGTTGGTCACAGTCACCAGCGTGGATGCCACGGGGTGCGCCGCGATAGCCGCCGAGATGTCGCCAGCGGTGGTGGTGATGGTGCCCGATCCGTCCGTTGCCAGATAGACCTTGATGGCGCTGTCCACCACGTCTACGTCCAGCGGCGAGTTATCGGCCCCCGGATCGATGTACTGCACGCTGATATGGTTGCCCTGGCCGCCGCCGGTGACCGCGGTATACACCAGGTCGTTATGATCGTCGGCCAGGTCGGTGGTCAGCGTCGCAGGCGTGGCCCCCGAACCGTCAATGCCGCCCGCGATCAGGGCATTGAGCAACAGCGGCAGGGTGTACACGTCCAGCCCGCCCTCAGCTTCGAACTCGCTCCATTTGCGCACGTCGGTCGAGCGGTAATACTCGGCCAGGGTGCCGCGGCTCTCATTCGGGCGATAACGCGCCTTGCGGGGCGTCACCACCCCGGACAGATTCAGGTAGCGGGTCGGGGTGGTGTTCGGCGTGCCGTGGGCCGACTCGATGCCCGCAAGCAAAAACTCAAAAGGGATTTCCATGTTTCACCTCTATTTCTCGATCACCGTCGAGTAGAAATCCAACACCCGGTATTCGATACCGCCAATGGTCACCCAGGCGGCCTCTATTTCGTTGATCTCGGCATAGCCCGCAGTCAGGACTCCGCCCAGGTGCGGGTCGGCCTCGATCGCCGCGGGGATAGCGTCCACAAGGGGGATGATCTCCCACTCCGCGCGCTCGTTATCCTGCCAGCGCACACACAGCCGATGCAGGATGCGGTAACGTACGGCGCGCACCTGGCCGGAGCGCACGATCTCGGCGCTGTCCAGTACCGAGTAGATCAGCGGCGCGGTTTGAATGCTGGTCGGCACATAGTCCAGAACGGCCCGGATGCCCACCACCGTCTTTAGCTGCGTTTGCAGCCCCGTCAGGATCGCCTGGTAACTCATATGCCGTTTGCGATCTCCTCCATCGCCGCCCGGGCGCCGTCACGCAACACCTGCTCCACCTCGCCCCGCGTCTGTCTCGCGGCGTCCAGCAGAAACGGCTGCGCCCGCGCGCCGGGATGGTGTGCGATGGTGTGCGGGTTCTCGCGCGGGATCGGGATGTCGTGCGGCCTGGTGCCGTTATGCACCAGGTGGGCGTGGGGCGCTTTCGCAGCCACCACCCCCTCCAGCCCGCCCCGGCGCACCTGGTAGCGGATCGTCTTGTTCAGCTTGCTCTTGTGCCGCCTGCCGGAATCGGGCGCGATCTCCCGCACTTTGAGCGCCACCACCCGCGCCGCGGGGCGCATCACCCGCCGCCGGATTTTCGGCGTCATCTCCTCTAGTTCGGGGATTTCGAGCCTGTCGAGGCGGTATTTCCTAGGCATGGATCACCCCCTGATACCGGGTGCGAACGGCCTCGATGATCGACCTCTGCGCCCAGGTGAGCGCGCGGTTGTAGCTCACGCTGCCCTGGCCCTCGACGCCGATAGACGCCGACCACTGGCTCGCGTCCCGGCCCCGCCAGATGTTGACCGCCACCTCCAGCGTAACCTCGACGATATCGTCGGGGGGCGGGCCGTAGCCCCAGCGGGCCTCGATGCGATACCACGCGCCCGGCGTCCACCCCTCGTCACGGTACAGCCGCCCATCCTCCTCCTCGACAAACTCGGTGATCTCCGTGGTCGTCTCGGAGGAGGTTCCGCGACCGCTGACCTCCGCTATCGCTACGATGCTCCCCCGCTCGTGAGCGGGCGCCTCCAGCCACCGCCCCCGCACACGGCACTCGACGTCTCGCGTGGTAGCCTCGCCATATCCGGCGAACTGGAAACCGAGCGCGTCATCGACGATGCTCTCGGCGCGATCCAGGATATCGGACAGCAGCGAGTCGTGCTCACCGCGGGCCAGTTGCGGCAGGTACTCGTAAAGCTGGTCTAGCGTCGCGTAGGCCATCGCTTACCCCTTGGCAATCCCAACCACGGTGGCCGTGCCGTGATCGCCCGGCACCGTGGACTGGATTTTGACCCGATAGTAGGCATAGGGCGCTTGCGCCACCGCGTAGGAATCTACCCCCGCCGCCGCGACAGCGTTAGGCCCGTCCACAATGACCTCATCGGAAAAGTCTGCCTTGTTAGCCGCGTACACCCACCAGGTCACGCTGTTGTCCGCCACCTGGATGGTGTAGGCTATCGACGCCCAGGCCCGCATATCCAGGTCGGAGCCGGTCACTACCGCGGCCGCGTCGGTGCTCGCCTGCGCCGCTGGCATCACCTGCGAGATTTTTACGTCGCGGCCCCCATCCACAACCGTAATCGTGGTCATGCTCTAATCACCTCACGTCCCGACTGCGATCCAGTTCACCTTCTTGCCGAAGGTGGTCGCAGCGATAGGCGTGCAGTTGTTGGCTGCCGTCGCCTTCCAGCTCTTGATGTAGATCGAGCCAGCGGCAGGCGCGCCCGCCTGATTGCCGATACTCGCCGTCACAAACAGCGGGTCTAGGCCAGGATCAGAGTCCAGTACGGCGACGACCGCGATCACCGTAGTCAGGCCGGTAACGACGGTATCGGACGCAGCGACTGTCGTGTGCTGGCCGCGCGCGAGTTTGTACCCCGCCGCCACGCCCACCACCCCCTCCGGTGGCAAGGCCGCCAGCGCCTGCGTCTTGTCTACGCCGGCAATCTCGATCCGCGAGCCGACTTTGAAGTTGACACTGCCCCCGGCTTCGACCTCCACACGGTCGCCGCCGGGCAGAAAGTGCACTGCTGCACCTGTTGTCATTTTTCACCTCACAGAAAAGGGGCGGGCGCAAACCCGCCTCCCACTCAACTAGGCCGCGCCCTCGTCGGGGCTAACGTGCCGCTCGTACGTCACCTCATTCGCCACAGTCTGCGCCACCGGCAGGTTGCGCGGCCCATACTGCAGGTACAGCGCGCATTCATTGGTCGCGTTGGCCGCGTCTTTGTCCACCACGACCCGCACCCAGCGTTTGGTGGGCTTTACGAGGTCAATGATGAATACCTGGTTGTCGTCGTCAGCGGCAACGGCGATACCGGTGCCCGCCAGATCACTCCAGTCGTCGGCCACGCCGTTGTCGTCCGACTGCTGGGCTTTGATGGTGGTCGCAGCGCCGGCCGCAATGTCGGCAAACTTGACGACCATCATCACGCCCTCGAACCCGGCCATATCCAGCGACGCTCCGTTTCTGTCTACCGCCGCTGAAGCGGCCAGAAAATCGAGCGCGGTGGAGACTTTAACCTCACTAGAAAGGTCTGCCATTTTTTTCTCCTTCAGAGAACAGGGCGGGGCGCACCCCGCCCCCACTTTTATATCGCCACTCCGCCTACCGGATGGCGAGGTGTCTGATCGGATGCGTCCCCGCGTCGATTAGGGCGCCATCCGCCCGCGCGAACGCCAGGAACCCGACCTGCAGGTTATCCGCGTACCGCTCATCGAGCCGGATGATGCTGAATCCGCGCACGTCTCTGATCCAGTAGTAGGACATATCGCCGAACACGATGGCGCGGTCGCCAGTCGACCACGCACCACCGACCGGCGCGGGCATGTGCTGGTTGATCACGTAGCTGTAGCGCAGGATAGTGTCCGGCTCGCCCACGCTCACGCCCGGCAGCCACAGCGGTCGGTTCTGACCGTCCGAGAGCTGCTTCAGCTCCTGCAACACCGCGTCGTGGAACATCCACTGCGCGCCCAGCCGGTAGCTCGGATCGACGCTATGCTCCAGCGCCACGAGATCCTCCCAAGCGATCACGCCCGCGGCCGCCGTCTGCGCCCCAAGCGTGCTGGCAGAGACGAGGCCCTCCGGCTGGTTCCCACCGGCTCCGTTCGTAAAGTCTCTGTTTTGCCGTCGCCCGATCCGCTGCCCGAACATCTCCGCCAACCAGCTCTCGAAATCGCTGATGGAGGTGTCCTGTAGGAACTGATAGGGGACGCGCACGATGCGCGAGGTGTACATATAGGAGCGTAGAATTTTCTGTCCGAAAGTCGGGTCTAGCTCGGCCACCCCCGCGTTCTCTCCGATCCGCTCGCCCTCATTCGCCGTATCGTCGCTGAGAGGAACGGGTAAGTCAGCGCCGCTGGCGGTTGTGATAACGCTGGCGCGCGTACGGCGCACGCCGCCAACCGCCAGCATAGCGGACACGATGGGGCGCATGGCCTCATCGGGCACAGTAAACCCGCCGATAGGGCCGGCGCCCACGCCCAGGGCGCGCGCCTCGGCACCGTCGATGCTCTGATGCCCACTGCGCAGCAGGCTACGCTGCTCCGGGCTCAGTTCGCTCATGCCGTTGCGCAGGTAGGCCCGGAAAACGTCGCGGTACTCGGCTTGGCCCGCAGGCCCCTGCCGCTCCTCGCCTTCGCCCTCGGGCCGGGCTTGCTGGGCCGCCAAGTCGGCCTCGATGGCCTGGGCGCGCTCTTCGCGGTCGATCTGCTCCTTGAGGGAGTCGATCTCCGCATTGAGCTTGTCCCACTGCTCGCGTTCCTCGGCGCTCAGGTCGCGCTTCTCTTCCTTGGCGCGCTCATGGATGGCCTTTGCCTGCTCCCAGAGATTCGCGCGCTTGCGTCGCATCTCGATAATGGTCATGTTCTCACCTCTGTCTGCCGGTCTCCCGGCGCTATAGCGTCTGTCGGATTAACTCCAGCCTCCGCTCGCGCTCCTCCGCCGAGTGGTGGGCCTCATTTGCCTCCGGCTCGGTCTCTGGCGCATCGGAGTGGTGGGCCTTGTCGGCCTCCGGCTCCGGTTGCGGCGCGTGGTTTGCCAGTATTCGACGAGCTTCTTCGATCAGCTCGTCTTCGGTTTTCACCAGCGCCACGGATCGGGCGCTGATGGACGTGCTCTCGAACGCCGGGAACGTCACCGGCGAAACCTCGTACAGCTTGGCCTCCTTGATCGTCCGCTTAGGCAATTCCTTGGAGTCCTTCGGCGGGTTGTGCCACTCCTCTTTGATTACCCGGAAAGCGATGGACATGCCGGTCACGTCGCCCCGCTGCACGGCGTCCACCACGGGCCGCCCCCATTCGTTGTCCGGCGGGTCGATTTCGACGCGCAGTCCCTTTTCATCCTCCACCAGTTGCAGCGTGCCTGCCTTGTTGCGACCCAATACGATGTTCGTGTCGTGATTCCAGAGGGCGCGGATATCGGCCTCTTTGATGGTCTTAGCGTAGGCCCCGGGCGCAACCTCTTCGCGCCACAGCCCCCAGATCACGGCCTCGGTGTTGAACACCGCCGCATACCCGTTCAGCTTGCGGCCCTCGCCGCTCGCCCGAACCTCCGCGCCTTCTAGTGGCAGGAATCGCCACTCAATTTTCTCCATCACTGCCTCCGTTTTGCTGCCCGGCCTGATCAGCAGGCGTCATATTCATCGGCACCAGATAGCTCTGGCCCTGCCCATCCGGGAGCGGGTTCTGGTTCTCCAGCTCGCGAATATCATCCGCACTCAGCCAGCCCCACTGCCGCCCGATCGCGTATGCCTGATAGCGACTGGCGGTATCGCCGCGCAGCAGGCCATCAATCACATGCTCCGCAATCCACGTCGAGCGCTCCTCTGTCGTCAGCAGACACCGACGGGCGCTCTGTTCCAGCCGGACACAGATAGGCCGGATGCAGTCCACCACAAACTCGATAGACTGGTGTTCGATGTTGCTGAATGTCGCGCGCTCCAAAGAGGCAATTTTGTGTGGCGGCACTCGGAAAAAGCGCGCGATGTCCACCACCTGGAACTGGCGCAGCTCCAGATACTGCGCGTCCTCTGGCGGGATGCCGATCTGCTGCCACTCGACGCCCTCCTCCAACACCGCCACCCGATGCCGGTTTTCTAATCCGCTATGCGCCGCCTCCCAGCTCTCCTTGAGGTTTTTAGCCGCCTCTTTCGTTAATACCTTTGGCGACTTGAGCACACCTCCAGGCCGGGAGTCGTTGCCGAAAAAGCGCGCGCCGTACTCCTCGCCAGCCAGAGCCAGGCCGATGGATTCGCGCGCATTCGCAATCACCGACTGCCCCATGAATCCGCGCGTGTGCCAGACGCGCCAGGCGGGCAGCCCCTTGCGCTCGCCGTCGGGCAGGGTGACCACGTAATAGAGCTTGCCGTCGCGCTCCTCCTCGGTCACCCGGTCGGGCCGCAACGGGTACAGCGCCCGGACTCTGCCGCGCGCGTCCCAATCGATCTCCGCATAGGCGTTGCCCCACAGGTCGAGATGGCCGATCAGGTTCTCGCGGAACTCGATGGCCGTCTGCTCTGGGTTCGGCTGGTCATGCAGCAGCTCGTACAGCGGATGGCTTGGATCGCGCTCCTTGCCGCCGCCCGACAAACGGCGATAGACCACCCAGGGCAAACTCGCCACCGTCTCAGCTCGCACGCGCACGCAGGCGAATACCGCGCTGGCCTTCATCGCCGTGGAGGCCGATACCGAGCGCCCCGTGGCCGTCGTTGGCCCATCGAGCAACGCCGAAAGCGATGTGCTCGTGATCGGCACCGCGGGTTTTTCAATCGAGCGCCGGTCTAGTAGCCAACTAATCAGGCCCATGGCTGCCTCGCACTCTCGCAAACGTCACCATCAGCAGACAGACCCCGGCCCATAGCCACGCCAGCGGCTCGTAAATCTGCCACAGGCCGTAACCCGCCAGCGCCGCGCCTGCCAGGCCACACAGGTCGGTAACCAGTTCGCGCAGGAAACGTCTCATATCACCAGCACCCCGCGCTCCTCATAGATCGAGTGGTTATCGCCCACTCCCGCCGCGAGCGCGTCGTTCCGCGCCTCCCAGCTCAATATGGCGGCCATCGCTGCGTCGATCTTGTGCGGGCTTTCGGGCCGCTCTTTGTAAATGGTCCAGAGCTGCACGCCCTGATCATCTCGCATCGTCAGCATGCGTCGGCACGCGTTGCCGATGTGCCGGGTAAGCACCTGATCGCCGCTGTGCGAGATCTCACCACTTGCGATCGCGTTGACGAACGCCTTGATCGCGTAGGCCATCGGTTTTTTTCTGTTTGTCCACCAGGACATCACCCGCTTTTCGCCGTACTGTCCGGCCCAGCTCGCCACGTGCGTTTCCCAGTACGGCGGGTCGCAGTACATCCGCCAGACATCCCAGCGCGCAAACGCCGCGGCGACGGCCTCCTCGACCTCGACCACCGGCACCTCCCACTGCTCAACGCCATGCGGATGCTCCCAGCAGCCCAACACCCACTGGTAGCCGCTGGTGATATGGGTGGCTACCAGTGCTGTCGAGTCGTGATAGCGTGCGCCGTCAAACCCGATGGTGATCATGTCGCCGTCGGGAACCTGAAAGTCAGGGTCGGCCAGGGCCTTCCAGCGCTCCGCGTCGAACGCGCGCTCGCTGTCTCGCACCAGCCTGTTAAGCCACACCCGCTCCAGGTACGGCAGGTCGGCGGTCGGGTCGCGCCACTGCTCGACGATGCCGTCGATGTCGCTCCACTCGGCCACCGGGCCACTGGCCTCGATCACCGCGGCGCGCACCGCTTGTAGGTCCATGTTGCCCGACTCGTCATAGAGCTGCACGTCATCCGCGGCCTGCCGGTGGAAAAAGAACAGGCGCGAGTCCGCGATCTTGCCGTCAGCGACCTGTCGGGCATAGTCCATCGTGTCCTCTGCCACCGACCCCTCACCGGGCGCGGGCGCGGTGGTGGTCTCCAGGCTCCAGGCATCGGCCAGACGGCGCTTGGGGATATTCGCCATCATGGCGCGGTGCGCTTGCTTCAGGCGCGGCAACGTGAAGCGGTGCGTTTCGTCAAAGTGCTGAAACGTGGTGCGCGCGCCGTCTCTGGCGCTGGGGGCTGCCGACAGGGCCGTGGCCTTGCCGCTGCCGTCCTTGCGCATAATGCGCTCCAGGCCAATGTCGAAATCGTTGGCGAGCTGGCTGTATTCCAGGATCACCCGCAACGCGCCATAGGCCAGCTCCTCCGTCTGCTCCTCGGTATAGGCCACCATCGGGATGTACGGGTCCGTCACGCCCACGCCCACCGGGTTGCCGTCCGAGTCGAACCCGTCGCAACGGACCGGGCCGTCCGGGTGCAGCTCTGCCGCCGCGATCCACGCTGCAAACTCGGTTTTCGCGCTGCCTTTGCGCAGGCTGATGGCCACGCGCTTGAATCGGCGACGCCCCGCCTGGGGGTGCCCCTGGGGATAGACCTCGTACATGCGATAAATGAGGGCGCGTTTTTCCGGGTCCAGGCGCGCCGGTTCTCCCAGCAGATCGCCGGGGCCGAATACGAGAAAGCTCTCGATGAACGCGCACACCTGCGGGCCGAGCGTAGGCCATGGTTTTTCCTCCAGGGGCGGCACAGAAAGGATCACTTCACGGCCCTCAGCGCTTCACGCGGGTCAATGTCGCCGTCCTGCGCCCGGCGTACCTTGCGCTGCTGCGTGCGCGTGGCCGCGGACTCGCCCCGCTCCACCTCCCACTGCAACCGCCGCCGGTCGATGGGCGTCAGGCCAAAGCACTGGCGCTGCAATCTAATTTCTGCCGCGAGTTCCTTGGTCGGCTCCGCCCAAAAGCGGTCCACCAGCTCGGCCAGGATATACAGCCCATGAATGTCAGCCTGGAGGAACTCGGCCGCCATCGGGCTGCCCCACACGTCACGCCACCAGGCGCGGGTGAGGGGGCTCCAGTCGTGCTCCTCGTCGCG